TTATTACTGCCATCACTGAATCAGAGGAAGAAATGAGTGCAGACGTTGTTGCTATTGTTAGCAAACTTGCAGAGCGTGTGAATGCACTTGAAACTGCAAACGCTGCCAGTGCTGAAGCACTTAGTGCTGCAACCAAAGAAAAGGAAACTTTGGCAACAAAACTTGCAGAGATGACAAGCAAATTTGAAAAGCTATCAAAGTCACAGGCTTCAAGTTCAGTAAAAGATAAGTCAACACAAGTTGCATTGTCTGCTGAAAAAACAGAAACAAAACCTGTTGCAATGATGACAATCAAAGAAAGAATTGCACACTATCGTGCAAAGGCTAATTAAGAAAAAACAGAAAAAAAAGCAAAAATAAAAAATGGCTACTACAACTTCATTGACTACAACTTACGCTGGTAAATATGCTGGCGAAGTTATCAAACCTGCATTCTTGGCCAATGAGTCAATGCAGTATTTGACCCTAAAAGAAAACATCGATTACAAACAAGTGGTTCGTCGTCTTGTTGACGATGTATCATTTGCCGCTGGCACTTGTGACTTCACACCAACAGGAACGGTCGCTTTGACTGAGCGTGTTTTGACTTTGGAAAAATTCCAAGTTCAACGCGAATTGTGCAAACAAGATTTCTTGACTGACTGGACTGCAAACGATGCACAAAATGGTCGTCTTGCTTCTGAAATTTCACAAGCAATGATTGACAATATGCTTGGTCAAATTGCAGAGAAGAACGAAAGTTTGATCTGGACAGGTGTCAACGCAAACGTTGGTGAATATGCTGGCTTCATTACATTGTTCCTTGCAGATGCAGGTGTAATTGATGTAACAGGTGCAGCAGCAATCACAACTGCTAACGTGTTTTCAAAGTTGCAAGACTTGGTTGACCAAGCACCAGACCGCGTGAAGCGTGCAACAGAAAAACCATTGATCTACATGGGTCAAGACGTTTGGGAAAAATTCATCTTTGCCAATGCAGCAGCAGGTAACGGATGGTACACTTACGCAGGTGGTGCAGTTCCACAAACATTCATGGGATTGTATGCTATTGCAGTATGCCCCGGTATGCCAGCTAACACAATGGTGCTTGCACAGAAATCAAATCTTTGGTTTGGAACAAACTTGTTGAGCGATTGGAATCAAGTTGCATTGCTTGACATGGCTGACAAAGATTTGTCTGAGAACGTTCGTTTCAGTGCTAAATTCTTTGCAGGATTGCAGTATGGTTTCAGTGATGAAATCACATTGTACACTGTCTAATCTGACTTTACAATAATCTGATCAAAGGCCATCATCAAACATGGTGGCCTTTTTTCAAAATAAAAAACACACAAAACAATGGCATGTAATTTATCCGCAGGCAGACTGCTAGATTGTAAAACAGACATCGGTGGAATACAAGAGGTTCTATTTGCCGATTGGAACATATTGAATGGTTCAATCACACTAGATGCAAATGAGCAAATCACCGATTTTGATGAAGCTACTTTGTACCGATTTGAATTGAAAGGTGGTTCAAACTCATTCAACCAAGAAATCACTGCCAATGGCGATGCAGGGACAGTCTTCGTTACGCAGACATTGGTCATCCAATGGAACAATTTGACTGCAGCATATCGCAAGGAAATGGCAAATTTGATCCGCAACAGACGTTTGGTGATCTTTGTTCGTGACAATAACGACAACATCGCTGCTGTTGGTTTGGATGCTGGTGCAGAAGTTACTACTGGCACATTTGCCAATGGTGCAAATCGTGGTGATTTCAGTGGAACGATGTTGACATTCACTGCTGAATGCCGTAAACAAGCCAATTTTGTTGAGCCTTTTACTGACGTTCCATTTGACAACATTCCAAACGCTACAATATCACCTGCTTACTAAGGGATTTTGAGTTAATGGTTATGAAAGGGTGGGTAGATTGCCCACCTTTTTTTTTATAAATTTACAACATGGTATATCTCGATTTCAATACTGCAAACCAAACGCGATATTTCACATTAGATGAAGGCCGTTTGTACTATGCAACGCCATTCACGCATTATTTGTTAGTGCTGATCAAGGATGGCGTATCTGTTGGAATGCAAGGTGAAAGGCTTGCACAAGTTTTGAACGTGATCAGTGAGAATACAAGATCAACCGAGGTTACATTAACCACCATTGGATTAGAAGTTGCAGGCTATTACAGGTATTTTGTTTATGGCCAAAATTCAGCAGTAAATTTGGATGAAAATAATGCTGCCGTTGTTGGATTGGTTGAACAAGGATTGGTGAATATTGGTGACAACACTAATTACTTCACACCAACAGGAAATCAAATTGATATTGTGATAATTCCGTAAAAGAAAAATGGAAGAAAAAAAAATACAACCAAATTTTGATCGCGTTCAGTTGACGCAATATCAACCTGTTGCTGCAAGTGAACGCATTGATCGTGGTGGATACATTGCCTATGGTGATGAAAACGATTATCCGCAATATTTGAAAACATTAGCAAGCACATCACCAGTGCATGGCGCATTGGTAAAAGGTATTGCCAAAATGGTTGCAGGAAAGCGATTAACATCACCAATTGTTAGCGATGATGGAATCATTAGCAAATATCGTTTGAATCGTTTAGTGCCTTCCATTGCAAACGACATCGTGTTGTATGGTGGATTCTATACTGAGTATATAAAAACACTTGATCGCACAGGTGTTGCAGCAGTGAATCATTTGCCTTTTGAAAATTGCAGATTGGCTGCTAATGAAACAGGCGAAATCACTGGAATATTTTACTCACGAAATTGGCAAGAAACACGCAAGAAAATAAACAAACCAGAGTTTGTTCCATTGATTGACAAACAGATTGAAGGATATGAAGATTCAGCGCGGTATGTAAAGATTTCATTCTTGGATGAATGCACATCAACATATTATCCTGAGCCATCCTACAAATCGTGTATCAATTACGTTGAAGTGGATCGTGCTGCCAGCCAGTACCACGTATCAAATTTATTGAATGGATTTTTTCCGCAGTTGCACATGCACTTTTCTAATGGTCAACCTGATCCAGAAACAAAGGCTGCAATGAAGCGTGATATTAATGCTGAAACAGGTGCAGGCAGAGCAGGACAAATCTTCTTTACATTTGGTGAAGCCGATCAACCATCACCACAAATTACCACGTTCCCATTAAGTGATGCAGATAAACAATACGATCAACTTGATCGCAATGCAACGCAAAAGATTTTGACTGGACATCTGGTAACAACACCATTGTTGTTTGGTATCAAATTGTCAGGTGATGGTTTCAGCAGCAATGCAGAGGAACAAAAGGAAGGATATCGTTTATTTATGATGAATGTGGTGCAGCCAATGCAAATGCAGATTATAGATTCTTTTGTGGAAACTTTGCAATTGGTGCAACCTGAAATTGAACAAAATGAATATTTCACAAGTGATGAACCACAGGCAACAAAGGATGCACCAACAACTAGTGAAGCACCTGTTGAGAATGTAGCATCACAGGCATTGAATGGTGCGCAGATTGAAAGTCTTGTGAATATAATCATGCAGTCAGCAGCACAAACATTGCCAATTAGCAGTGCAAAGGCAGTTGTTGCAGCAGGATTCCCAATGCTTACACCTGCAATGATCGACAACATATTTGGTGCGATTGTTCCCGGATCAATACCACAGGCACAGGTGTTGCGATCAATTGTTTTGTCTGCAATTGAAAAAAAAAAAGACATGACCATTGCAGATGAAGATGCGTGGTTGGAATATTTGTATGAAAAAGGTGAGCAAATTGATTTGGATGAATATGTTTTAGTTGATGAAGAAGTAATCAGCGATCATCCAAAGCCAGATGAAGAATTATCGCAGGTCAAACTATTCAAAAGATTTGCAAAGCCAAATGAAAAATCTGAAAACGATGGTGGTTTGATCAAGGTTCGTTATAAATATTCGCAGAACATCAGTGAAAATTCACGCAGATTTTGCAAAGCAATGGTTGAAGCATCAAAGGCAGGTGTTGTTTATAGGTATGAAGATATTGTGCGCATGGGTGATAGTGGTGTGAATAGTGAATTTGCTGCTGCTGGTGAAAGCACCTATTCAATTTTTCTTTACAAAGGCGGTGTGAATTGCCATCACAATTGGTCACGTCAAATTTATATGCGTAAGCGTGATGGTGGTAAATTCTTACCGAACAAAGGCTTGAAAAATGACAAAGAAATATCCAACATGGATGCAAGACGTTTAGGATTTAGCTTCAAAGATTCAGTGTATTGGATGAAGGCAAAAATGAAACCGATAAACATGCCAAATCAAGGCAGAAAAAATTGATAACCTATGGCACAAACACTTTTAATAACCGAGGATTATGTGTACCAAAATACACAGATCAATGATTCAGTCGAGGCTGCTAAAATCTATCCATACATTCGTCTTGCACAGGACAAATGGATAGAGCCATTCACTGGCACTGAACTAATGAATAAGATAAAAGCGGATGCTGCTGCTGGTACTATTGCAGGCAATTATTTAATTCTGCTTGATGAATATCTACGTCCATTATTGGTGTGGCGCACATGCCATGAATTGCTGCCTAACATCAATTATAAAATTGACAATGGTGCAATTGCTCAGCATAACTCAGACAATACAACTTCTGTTGGTATGAGTGAAATGAACCGATTGATTGAAGATGCAAAGAACAATGCAACATACTACGAAAAAAGATTGCACGATTATTTGTGCAACAATTCGGCATTGTTTCCTGAGTATAGCACAAACACTGGTGCTGACTTATCACCACGTTCACACTTGGGATTAAACTTTGATTTTTCAGGCAACAATACTGCAATGGGCAGACGTCAAACAAGATTAAACAGATACCTGCCATGAACAAATCACAACAGAAGATCAACGCAATCAAACTTGCAAAAGTTTTGCGCCAATATTTAGATAATAAATCACAACCAACAACAAATCCCAACAGAAAAAAAACTGATGGAACATCTAAATGAAATCAATCAATTCTTTGCCAAATTTGGTGCAGCAATAATGAGCGCATTTGTGGCAGTTGTAGCAAAAATATCCAATGAGATTTTGATGCGAAGAAAGTTGTCATGGTTTGCATGGATTGCCATCGTATGTGTTTCTTTGTTTTGGGCATGGATGGCAGGAATGTATTGCGTGTGGATGAACTATTCACCATTCGCATCATCAATGATTGTTGGCTTGTCTACGTTGCTTGGTGAAAAAATCAATATCTATCTTGCACAGAATTACAAACTAATATTTGAAAGAATTATTTACGTTTTTACATCAAAGAAATGAGCAAAAAAAAACCATTCAAAGAAACAAAATTTTGGAAGTTCGTAACTGAAAAAATCAAACCAGTTGCAGGTGATGTATTAGAAGTTGTTGGTGATGTGACGGGAATAGAGGCCATCGAAAAGGTTGGCGAATTGCTGAATGATCGCAAAGAAAATGACACACAGGTGCAGGCACTAGCAATTGAATTTGAACGCATGCGCCATGAGTTTGAAATGGACTTCTTGCGTTTGGAAATGGAAACTTTCAAATTGGAAGTACAGGATCGTGAATCAGCACGCACACGTGAGGTTGAATACATGAAGGCCACAGGTGGCAAGCGTGATTGGCTCATGGGTGCGACGGTCATCATCGCGCTAGTGATGTACATGGGTGCATTTGCCTTCCTTGCATTTGGCCCGATCGTTCCTGATGCTAAAAAGGATTTGTTCAACATGGGTGTTGGACAGGTGTTCACTTTTGCCGGTATGGCCTTTGCTTATTATCTTGGCACAACCAAACAATCAAGAATGAAGGACGAAACAATACGCCAAATCAATGAATCGCGTTAAGATCACACCTAACTTTTATTTGGATGAATTTATTGATCCATCCATCTACGCCACACGCGGTGAACGTTCCATTAACTTGATGGACTATCGAATTATAAAGTTTACGCAATGGCTCAGAGAACTAACTGGTGCGCCTATAATCGTCAATAATTGGGCAAGTGGTGGTCAATACAAAGAAAGCGGATTGCGTAGGGCAAACACGATGACAGGTGCTAAATGGTCGCAGCATAAGTACGGACGTGCCGTTGACTTGAAGTGTTCCACAATGAAGCCACGTCAATTATTTGATGTGATCTTGAAGTATGAAGATTATTTGATCAAAGAGCAACTTTGTACAACAATTGAAAATACATTGTTCACACCAACATGGCTGCATTGTGATTGCAGATTTACTGGCATGGATAAGATTCTTATTGTGAATCCGTAAGCATGAATCCTAGTTGCGTTAATTTATTAACCACTGGATTGCCATCAATTATTTCATCAATGCATTTCTTAATATGATGCAGAAATGGATCAATGTCAAATTCTATTTGATCCATAGCATAATAGCAACCGATTTGTGATCTGGAATTTTGATGAATTATAAAGTAATAGTGATATGTGCGCACGCTATCATCGTAATCATTCATAAACACTTTTGCTTCATATTTGATTTGACGATATTGGTCAGTCTTGGTGAATGTTTTTATTCTCATATTCTATTTTTCATTAAATCACAAAGATCATCTTCACTTATTTTTCTCCTAATATACTGATCTAATACACCTTTTTCAATTCGAAAACTTACACTAATAGTTATACTGCATTTAGTTTTGTCGCTTACTATTCCGTCTTGTATGTTTGCTTCTTGTATTTCTATCCATATTGGTTTATCAATAGGCATTGGGCATGATTTGATTGGTCTATTCATTGTGAATTTGATTGAATTATTTTTTGTATTTCTGATCTATAATCATGGGTGATGTGTTTATCCATTTGATGATGTGATGTATTCTTTGGTGTGTAGTATTCATCATTGATACCTTTGTTCCGCTTGGATGCATCATAACGGTTGTGAATGCTTTGCAGTATGTGCCAAATCTTTGATACATATCAGTGATCCCGCTTTGATTGCTTTGCGTTGCAGTCTGGACTAGACTAATCATTGGAATTGTTCCAAATAATTCGCCTCTGGATTGTAATGTAGTATAGGTGTTTACATCTTCATTCATTGCACCAATAAATTGAAATTCTCGTTCAGTGCTGCAAAAAAATGAATTCATACACTTGCGCATCAAAGGTCTTTTTTTCACAACTGGATTGTCAACACCACCGATAAAATCACCACCTTGTGCAAATGCAATACTTTTGAATTTGGTGTTCTTATAAAAGTCCAAATGCAACTGCATGATTTTGTCAAGGTTTGTTATTTTATGCACCTTCAATTTTTTACCATCATTACTTTCATATCGCCATTCAAAGGAAGTATAATCATCGTCTAGCTGGATGAAGTAAGTAATGCCAATTTCTTTTGCAATTTTGAAACATGCATTGCGTGCATGTGTGATCGTTCTACGTTCATCAAAATTATTACCTTCATCAACTGCATCTGCCATTGCTTTTTTATCAAATATTTTTACGTTTTCAATGCCGTAGTTCTTTTGATATTTCTGAATTGTTTTGTCTTCATTATCTACAATGAAATATATTTTACCTGTATATCCAGATTTCTGCAATGTCCGCAATGTTTTGACATTGTCAGGTCTGCCATGTGTCAATATAAATACGGCAAAATCTTTATTCTGCATAGTCAGTTAGATATTGATTTTTTATTTCATCACACAATTTGACATAACCTAATTCAATTGCCTTTTCAAAATCGATTATAACCAATCCGCTACGTTCCATTAACTTTTGCATTTCAGGTGTGGCATGTGCATAGTAATCTGCAATTTTTTCATAATTGAACACATTGTGCCTTCTGGCTGCATCAATCAAAAATGTTTTTTCTTCAATGGGCAGATTTGAGGCATCAATTTCCCTAATTAGTCTGTGTGTTTTGCTCTTGTCACAAAGTTCCATTAAATGAGGCCTTGCATTCTTTGGTTCATAGATTGGTGTGGCAATCTTAGATGAATATTTTTGTTCATCTTGATTTGGTGCAAACTCTTGACCAAATAAATTGATTTGCTTCATGTTGTTATTTTATTGGTGTTTGATCTTTTATAAAAACTTCATCAATCCATTTGCACACATCTGTATAGAGCGTGCACGTTGCTGCAATGAT